GTGGATTCGGATAAAAATTGGAAGAAGCTCTTCATTACTTACTCAGTTTTTTAATTATGGATTTTTCGTTTGCAACAATATAACTGAGGACACTATTCCTCATTTTCTTATATTTATTCATCATCTTGTCTGTCTTGCACAATGTGATGTGTTTGTCAAAGGTTGTGTAGACGTGTGCCAGGAAGTCATTATACTTCCTTTTCGGTGTCTTTGAGTCAGTCTCAAAGGACTGTAATAGTTCTGTAACTTGTGGATTCATGCCAATTTTCCGTGAGGTGCAAATCTCTTTCCGACTTTCAGGGAAAGATATAACAAGTCAGTCCAAAATTCTGGACTATTACTATTCTTAGCAAGTGCATCGGAAAAGAAATGAAGTTGCATCAATTTAGATTGAGCAACTAATCTATTTTTTTCCCTATCAGAATCAAACATCTCAATTATTCTATTTCTAAATTCTATATAACCAGAAGTACCCGTTATATATTGTCTTAGCGAATTATACATCTTTTCATAATCTCTGGAATCATCGTAAAAATCCTCAGATGTTTGCGGATATTCTTGGTGTTTATTAACAAAAGAAATATTATATCCAGGACTTTTAGATTTCAATAAGTCTGCAACGAGTTCAACGGGAGCAGCACCTCCTCTTCCTCCACTACCCTTTATAACACTTTCAAATTTTAAATTTGTAAATTTATTTTCTCCTGGTGTTCTTATAATATTAATCGTATATTTTCCAAACAAAACATATGCTCCCTGAGACATACCGTCCTGAGTTTTTTCTGTTTTTATTTCTATTTTAATATCACTCATTTCTGTTTTTTCAACTTTGGCAAATTCCACTCTTTTTGGATCTTTATTAACATAAGCAAAACTTGCAGTCTCACTAGGATCTATTTTTTTTAAGGAAAGACCTATCAATTTGGTTGGAGTCGAGTTCATCAAATTTAAAAGAACATTATTCAATTCATCTAATGTCTGACCCCTATCATCAATAGCATCATCAATTTCTTTTTTTACTTTATCTTTATCCTTTACTGCCCAAATGTCTGATGGATTCCAAGTCTCATATTTCCCAACATCTTTAAAATTTCCAGAAACTGTTTTTTCCTTTACATTTTTAGCTTGTTTTTTTATGAATGTCATAAAGTCTTCTCCACCATGCTCAAAAATACTCCACTGTGAAGGTTGAAATTCTTTGAAAAATGCACTTTGATGTTCATAATAACTGTGAATCCAATCATCTAGTTTATCTTTATGAGATCCAAAAATTTTTTCTAGTCCCTTATACGTTTTTTGATCTTGCTTTATTGATATTGGTGTTTCAAATTTTGCATTATTTTTAAGAACTTGTTCCATAACAAAAGCACTTCCTGCCTCTTGAATGGCAGTAGGTACTTTTTTACCACTAGAAGTTTTTTTCGTTTTTGATCTCTTTTTAAAATTGATGTAAATATCATCTGGTATAATTCTGATTCCCCCCGCAGTGGTACTAAGAACTGCTCTATCTCCCTTCTGAAATTTTTTAGCAACTATCTGTTTTATTTCATCTCTAAATTTGTTATTAGATTTTTCAGATATTACATCAAATCCGTCTCTACCAAGAACTACATCATAAATGTCACCATTTTTGGTTCCTTCTATACTAGAAAGAAAAAGCAACATAGTAGTTTCAAACTTAGCCATAAAACTACTCCTGTGGTAATTGTCCGTTAGAAGTTTCTACTGGTTTCTTTTCTTTCTTCTTCTGTGGTTTTGGTGTCACAGGTGAAGAAACTTCTGGTTTTGCTGGTTCTTCTGGTTGACGCTTTGGTTTAGTATCTACTGGTTCAGTTCTTTGTGGTTCTGGTTTCGGTGCTTCTGGTTTAGTAGGTTCTGGTTTTGGTTTCTCTGCTGCTTGTGCCCTAGCACGGAAATCTGTAAGATTATTTTGTGCTGTTGTTATTGCAGTATCAGCAGCAGTTAATCTGGCATCAAGATCTGGATTGTTTCTTCTCTTTTGTGCCTGATGTTGTAAGTAAGATTTGGAACCATCGCTATTAGTTTCCAACTCTCTTTGTGCTTGTTTTCTTTCATCTTCCGCATCAGAAAGTCTCTTTAAGAAACTAGCGGCATCAGTAGGTTCTCCAGTTTTTGGTGGTTTAATGTCACCAGTAGATGTAACTGGTCTTTGGACTGGACCTTCTTTCGTCTTAGTAGTTCCTTTACCGAGTCTCATTCTCTGATTAGTTCCAGAAACCTCTTCTGGTTTTTTCTTTCTTCCACCACCACGTCCAGTTGAGAGGAAACTATCAATTGCTTTTTGGAATTTGCCCGCACCACTCAATTGTGCCTTTGCTGTTTCTCTTTCAGTTCCAGGAATAAGATCCTCAATATTTCCACGAAGTTTATCCAACTGAGGAAGCAAATCTTTTTGCTGCTCCTTACTCATACCCTTACTACCAGACATGGCATCTTTAAGAGCAGAGATTCTTGTGTCTCCCTCTGATTCCAATTTCTTTGCTTGATCTTTTGTAATCTTTCCACTCTTGACTGCAAGTTGTAGGGCATTCCTCATACCAACAGTATAATTACCAGCAGTCTCATCAGCACCAGCAGAAGCAGAAACTGCACCTGATGCTTTTTTAAGACTTGAATAGTTTTCTCTTTCAGGTCTTGTTGGATGTTGAAAAACTATATCTGCCTTAGATGTATCAGTCTCTTTACCATAAGCAGTCTTTCCAGATTTTGATAATGGAATCTTATCATCACCAAGTCTCTTAACAGTATAACCCTGAGATATTAAACTCTTACCAAGTTTGCTCTGACTATCATTCAAGAAGGTATAGAACTGATCTTCTAGTTCTCCATAATAAGAATCTTTATGGGCATCAGTCTTCTTACCGCCAGTGAATCCCTCATCATCGGCATTATTAAAGTGTAGGGGATGCTTCTCATCATTCTTGGCATCATTCAGTTCCTGAGCAAGAAAATCTGTAAGACCCTCTGTATCTCCTCTACTTACAAGACCTCTAAGAATTTTACCTTTATTATTTCCTTTATCTTCGCCTTTAATCAAGTGGTTATACAACCTAACCAGAGCAACCTCATAGTTGTACTTTGGACCACTACGTCCCTTCTTTTCCTCACAAATGAATATAAAATCTCCGAAAGACTTCATCGTTATTTTGATTATACCTGTATAATCTATTTAGAAATGGAGAATAGCGGACTCGAACCGCTGACATCCTGCTTGCAAAGCAGGCGCTCTACCAACTGTGCTAATTCCCCAGAAAACCCCGAAGGGTTAGTCAGATTCTACCACGGCGCTGATGGCATCGTCAAGGTCTAGAACAACCTGACGGATACCAACGATACGTTCAGGAACGTATTCTAAACCATATCCTTTTTGTGATTCAAAGAGGACTTGGCGAACTGCCGCAGCAGCATACACGTCCATTTCTACGGTTACTTTCTTATCAGTCATCGGTCTCCCTCTGCACGGTTTTCGGAGAAGTAGACATCAAATGCACCTTCTGGATAACGCTTCTCAAGTTTCTTAACATTAGTAGCAATCACATCATCAAATGAAACATCGAGTGCCATGCAGGCTTGAGCAACGTACCACATAAGATCACCGAGTTCAATAATAAGATGCTCACGGTTATCGTCGTTCCAAGGTTTTCCTTGGAAAACCATCTTCTTGATGATTTCAAGAAACTCCCCACCTTCAGCATTAATACCAACACCTGCAGTAAGAAGTCGCTCAATATTGGCACCCTTCTCATCAAGGGCAACAAGGCGGTCGGAAAGCGCGAGAAAATCAGTAGAGGCGTCACTAGTAACCGCATCAACAAATTTTTGATAGCGTTCAAAATCAATATGTCGTTCCATTAAAATTTAAATCCGTCGAATGATTTTTTTGGTTTTGTTTCTTGGTTATCATACTCGTCTTCTTGTCCAGAGTCAAGTATGTCGGTCTGTGCAGACTGTTCACAATCATACAGTCTCATCTTCGCTCTGTCAATACCCACGATAAAACGTTTGTAAATCGTAGGATCATTATATCGGTTCTTCAACTGCTTCACCATAAGTTGTCCCAGTTGTTCGAGTTCCTCGGTGCTAATAAGGGCAAACATAAGATCAGCAGTAGCAGGGAGACCAAAGGACTCAGAAGTGTCAGTAAGCTCAACATCACTGCTACCATAACCAGAACGAGTGGTCTGCGTGGCAGAAACGATAGGGACGTTTGCTTCAACAGCCAACCCTCTAAGCTCCTCTGCAATTGCTTTAATATAAGAATATGAATTGACAGACATGCCCGACTTATAGCGGGAGGAAGCACATATATTAAGGTAATCAATGAAAATAATATCAGGTCTAAATGACTTCTTAAGTGCAAGTTCGTTAAGAAGTGCCTTAAAGTGTCCACTATGTGCTGATGCTGTAGGGTACTCTTTAATTATAAGAGTACCTTGAGTCTTAGATGCCAACTTACTAACCTTACTCTCGAAAGTCTTTTTAGGAAGATCTGTCAAGTCTTGAATAGGAACGTTCAGGAGATTTGCGTCAATTCGCTCAGCAATTTTCTCTTCTGCCATCTCCATTGTAATGTAGAGAACGTTCCGTCCTTGGAGCAGCACGGCGCTAGCCATGTGGCACATGAATAGAGACTTGCCGACGCCTGTACCAGCGAGCGCGACATTAAGAGTCTTGTTAGGTAAACCACCTTTTGTGATTTTGTTAAAGTATTCGAGATCAAACTCAATTTTGTCTTCCTTCTTGTGATAGTACTCATATCGTTCTTCGTAGTTCTGTAAGTAGTCGTGACCAATGTTATTGTCAAAAGATACTGCTAGTGCATCAGAAAGAATACTTGGAATAGCATCCCGATTCTTCTTATCATCATTTCCATCTGCAATGTGGATTGATTCCATCAGAGCAAGATAAATCGCACGGTCCCGACACCACTTTTCGGTGGTGTCTAGCAACCATTGATGATCTACTGGAGAGTCGGTAAAAGAGTTACAAATTTCTCTTGTTTCTTTAATTTCACCCTCGTTTAGATCAGTCCTATTCTCAACCTCAATATTTAGAGCTTCTGTTGTAATGGCAGTACCATACTTGACAATGAACTTAGCAATCTCTTCAAAGATTACCTTTTCAGTTCTTTGTTCAAAGTATGTTGGTTCAATAAATGGAATGACTTTACGAGAATAATCCTCACTGCGTATTAAGTTTCTAAGAATTGTAGTTTCGATTCTTTCCATTACTTATAATGTAAATAAGTGCTCATAATATACTTTGGATTACTGATAGGAGGATCGCCACGATGAGGATACATCCACAAAGGAGGAAAAACTAGAAGAGATCCTTTCTTTGGTGTAATCTTTTTATCTCTAAAAACTGTCTCTCCACCTTCCGAAACATCATTCAGATAGAACATAAAGGAAAGAAACCTTCTGGCGGAAGAATAATCTGCTACATCAACATGCGTATCAAACCGTTCTTCACCACCAGTATTATACCTCTTTATCCGAAATTGTTCAAATGCATGTGTAGAAGGAAATACTCTAGCATCCACAAACTCATAATAAACATCACGATAGTGCTGGACTGTTCTAATGATCTGTTTGTGAATTTTAATCAATTCGTCTGTGATATCAGAGTTTTCTGTAAGATTAAATTGAGTAAAATTTGGTTTTCCTTCATTGCTAACAGATTCATGATGTTTTGATGCACCATCAAACGTGGCAATTAAAGCATCACAAATCTCATAGTCTAATGCATTCTCATAGATATGGATAAGATCATCAAGATCAACCATAACTAAATTCTTTCTTCGCAATCTCGTCCAATTTTTCCATCACTTCTGGAGTGAAATACTGATCGGGGTCTTTGAGAATTGCTTTAGCATAGACTTTTTTGCCGTCGATCTCATAGCGTCCTGCGACATTTTTCCAGAGACCGCCCAGTTCACCGAGCTCAAGAAGACCGTAATAACGATCAAGACCACGCTCATCGTAATACAGACGTACCGTAACATCTTGGTTCTCCTTGCTTAAACGTGACTTAGCAGTCTTTGCCTTGATAAGGTTTCCGACGATTTCAGTTCCATCTTTTTCCTTCTTCTTGCTGAGATGGATGATAGTAGAAGCAGCATACTTAAGACCAGAACCGCCTCCCATCTCCTTTGTAGGAACATAAGCGCCAATGACATCGTAGGTGTGGTTAGTAACAATCATGGGAATGTTTGCCTGACCCAACTTGAGTGTGAGCATACGGAACGCACCTTTGATCAGTTGGGATTTGGTCATGTCCCGAACTTGCTTATCATTAAGTGCGTCAGTAATCTCTTTCTCCGTGGAAAGCATACCTAAAGAGTCTAGCACAAACATACAAGGTTTGCGTTCTTCTACAGGTTTTTTTAAGTAAATATCTACTGCCTTGAGTGCCTTGCTACGGAAATCCTCAACAGTCACAACGTTAACTACAACTAACCGATTGAGGTCAATGCCCCTAGAATCAAGTAGTGACTTGTTGACGGCAGCCTCAGTATCAAAGTAGAGACAATAACCATCGGGGTTAGAATTAAGAAAATTCTTAACCACAGCGAGAGAGAAGAAAGTCTTTCCAGTAGAAGACTCTCCAGCAATAGCAGTAATCTTATTCCCAGATACACCACCAAATACGCTACCTGAAACCAGTGCGTTAAAAATGTACGAACCTGTGTCCACATAAGTTTCGGTCTCATCAATGTCCGCCGCGAGTTTGGTGTAGTCGTCACCAATCTCCTTTACAATGTCTTTAAGAAAGTCCATCTTTATTCTCCTTATTCAAATAGTTCATTTTATAAGACCAAAGTTTATTATAAATGGATGGATATGAAGATTTTAAAACTTTTAAAATCACTTCAAATTCACCTCTAGTTATTGGTAATTTCACTGCCCAAAAAACAGTTCAAGGTTTACAGTTTTTTCAACACTCCACCCAATCGCATCCAAGATAGATTTGAGTGGTTCTACAAAACTCTTTTCAAATTGTAGGTCATAATCAATATACTTGTCAAGACCAAGTTCTCTAGGAAAATCTTGGATAAAGGAGATGACATTCTCCTGAATAATATTCGGTTTTTTCAAGTAGAGAAACTTAATCTTCTCACCATTATTAATAAGTGAATATTTATTAGTCAGTTTCTTCTCCTTAATATAGTGATTAAAAAGAAGTGCTCCACGACAATGAATGGGAGTTCCTTTAATATAAATGTCGGCATTAGACCTATACTTGACGACATCAGAAACCGAACGTGGAAATGCAATCTCTTCTGGCGGAAGTGCCTTAAATTCTTTACGGCACTGGTCAATAAAATCAATAACCTCATCTTCAGTCCCATTCATCATCAGTTTGAGACCATCCTTAATCATCTTGCGACAAGGTGCTGGTGTAGAAGACTTTACTGCCTCAATACCCATCATCTTTAGTTTGGGTTCATTGTATTGGACACCCTCACTGTTCCACACGTTGAGAATATATCGCTTCTTCGCAGTCCAGATACCACGTTCAGCGATGTTCTCACGCTTCATGATCATTTTTTGTTCATATGCCGAAACGTAATCCGCAAGGTCCTGATAAGACTGTTCGATGAATGGTTCCAACTTGTCTTGACAGATCTTATCAAGTAACTGAACAACCGATGTTTTATCGTCAGACTTATTACTAAGAAATTTAGTAACAAGAGGTCCCATATTAAGATAGATTGAATCAGTGTCGGATGCGATAACATAATCCTCATCCTCCGTTTGCAAAATCTTATTTAGATATCCGTTCATTCGGTTTTCAATCCAACGGATAGAAACTTGCCCAGAGAGTGTAATCGCTTCTGCGTTTGCTAGTTTGTAATATCGAAAATACTGATTACCGATAGCACCATAAGCAGAGTTAAGTTGAATCTTCCTAGCCATCTGGATATTGTTACACCGTGCAATTTCTTTCTCAAGAGTTTTTGTAGGTGTCTTTTCATATTCCTGTTTGGCAGCAAGCATTTTCTTCTTGTAGATGGTGCGATCTTTGTAGATCTTCTCCATCAATTCTGGAAGAAACCCACGGACATCTTTGCGGAACATAGCACCATTGGCACAGACCGCATTGTCCTTATACATCTCAAATGTTATTTCTTCATTAAGTATTTTATCAACTGTTGCTGATGGGTGTCTCTCATCCAAGAGCGTCTCTGGTGAGATGTTGTACTGCATGATAAGATGAGGATAAAGAGAGTTAAGGTCAAAAGAGACCACCCAATCATACTTTCCAGGAATCGGTTCTTTGACGTAGGCTCCTGCATATTTGGAATCCTTATCTGATTTTTCCTTTGGAGGGATAACGATATTCTTTTTCTTCAAATAATTGTAAATAATCGTATCCCACATACGAACCTGTGAAGAAACATCAGCATAATTTGCCTTGGCATCATATGCCATTGTAACTGCTAGCTCAATCAGTTTCATCTTGTCTTCCATACGGTCAACAAGTTCCACGTCCTTGATGTTGTATTCTACAAACTTCTGCCAACCATTAGTATAGAAGTCTTTAAAGGTATCAAACTCAGAGTGGTCTAGTTTCTTCTGCCCGAGTTCTACACTAGCTATGTAGTCCAGACGATAGGATTCTTGTGCTTTGTATGTAAACTTTTTATACAAGTTCAAATAATCAAGCTGAGTAATACCACCGACATCATAAGCAATATTCTTACGACCAGCAATAAAGATCTCACGTTCAGTAACAAGACCCCAAGGTGAGAGACGTTTCATCAACTTCTCACCAAGGATTCTCTCAATACGCCTCACAAGATACGGCATATCATACAGTTCACTATTCCATCCAGTCACAACTTCAGGAATATTCTCCTCTACCATCCACCAGTTAATAAAGTCATTCAGAAGTTCATACTCGGTCCTAAAACCTTTGTAGATGACATTATCCTGTTTGTTCTTGAATGGACCTTTGCCCCAGGTTCGGATTTGTTTGGTTGCATAATCCTGAATGGTAATCAACAGGACTTCCTCTGCGGCAGATTCTACGTCGGGGAATCCATTTTCGGATGCAACCTCAATATCAATCGTGGTAATCTTGATTTTATTGGTATCGAACTTAATTTCTTCCTCCGGATACATTTTGGAAATGTATTGGTAAATGTATCCAGTATTGCCATAGATCTTAAAATTTTCTACGCCCTCATACTTCTTAATAAAGTCACGACACTCTCTTACAGTTCCTGGTTGAACTGACTCAACATATTCCCCCTCAAGGGTTTGATATTTTGTTTTTTTATTAGAAGGGACAAAAAGAGTCGGGTAGAACTTCTCCTTAGTCATGAAATGGCGACCATTTTCATAACCACGGACTAGGAAGTTGTCCCCGACCATTTGGACGTTTGTATAAAAGCGCATCAGGCAATCATCTCAAAGTATTTGGAAAGCAAATCAGGTGTTGGGTCTGCAAGAGTCATAATACTCTCAGAACTAATCATATATTCAGTTTGTGATGAAAAATCAATCCAAGGTTCCAAATAATACTCTTCGGATTGTTTTTTGAGGATAAAAGGATTGGTCAGTTTACAGTCTGGTTCTCCAATATCGGCACCAACTTCTACAATCTCAGTAATCAATACAGTGTCATTCTTCAGTAAAAGACACTTCACTATTTGTTCCATTTACCTTTTCCTCATACAATTTTTTAATTTCTCTGACTGGTTCTACAATCGTAACCAACCAATCTGGTCTAACAGGAATCTCCTTATCACTAGTAAACACGATCCAAGGAGAAAATGTTACTCCAACAGAATCATCTTCCGATTTTTCGGAAAGATATAAAGACTCTGTAAGTGTAAGAACATGTGGGTCCTTAAACAAGTATCCACAAATATTTTCTTCCGAAATCAGTTCTTTAATATCAGCAATGATGGTTTCACCAGATTTTAATAGTGCAAGTTTTACGGACATTTACAAGATTTCTCTCCATTCATTCTACCAATAAAAAAGGGAGGTGTCAATGGTTTTTGCCATTACCTCCCTCGTCTGCGCCGACGATATTCAGTTTTATTTATCAGGATGTATCAGGGCAGAACGGCGGCGAACGTTCCCCCGAAGAAAAGAGTCATTGCTGTTCCAAATGTTAAGGCGGCGGTGGTAAAGTGCATCGTCTCCTCCATAGGTCTAAATTATATAGTCATTATGTATCATAGTGATACAAAA